GCCCGCTCCACCGTCACGCGCTCGCGGAGGCTGCCGGCGTCAATCATGTGCCGTAGAGCACGACGGGGTAGGTGCCCGTGCTTCCTTGGTTTCCGGTGATTGTGAACTGCCCGGTATCGTCACCACCGACGCAGGAAGCAGACACGATGCTGTCGTTTGACCGGATGGTGGCGTTGCCGATTGCCAGACGCTTGAAGCTTCCGCCCGTGCCGTCAAAGCGAAAGACGGCGTAGTCAACAGACTGAATAGAAACGTACTCGCCGTCAGCACCACGAAACGAGCCAGTGTGTGTGATTGTTGAGCTCGCCGTGCCCAGCGTCCCAGTGATCACCGCAACCTTGCCAGTGGTGTACGCCTGCGAGTCCTGCAGGCTCACTACCTTGAGCGATGCCGTGCCGTCCTTGTCGTGGAACAGCACGTCTACGTTGATTCGTCCTTCAAGGCTCATTGGTAGCTGCCCCATTTCTGCGACGAGAGAAGCGATTCCACAGCAAACTCCAGCGGCTTGCTGATGCTGCCAACGAGCACCGTGCTGCGGTTCTCATACCAGTGGCCCACAAGCATCAGGCAGGCGTGGCGGATGGACGCAGGCACACTTGAACCAGCAGCCCCGTAGCCGGCCCACCAAGTCACGCTAATGGCGTTGTCATCCATCAGGTGCGGCGGCCACGTCTGGCCGTACAAAGTCTTCACCGCCCCCGGCGTGCTGCTGCGGTCCACGCGGTAGCTGGCTGTGGAGTAGGTGGCTGTCGTGCCGTTCTCGTAGGTGAACGTTAGGGCCACTGCCGTGGTCGTGCCGGCCGTCGCCATGGGCGGCCGTGGCAGTTCAATGTCATGGGTGCCGTCTGGCGGGAACGAGTCGAACCGCATCACCCACTGCGTATTGACCAGAGTGCGGTCTAGGTACTGCTCGCACCACTCGCGGGCCGCCGTGATCAGCGTGCCGATGTAGGCGTCATCGCCGCTGGTATCCACCCGCAGGTGGGCCTTGGCTTCCGCGAGCGTGACGGGCTCAACGGCTGGCGGCGTCTGTCGAGTCAGGCTTCGATACTGCACGGCGGCCTCTTCGCTTTGGGGTGGCGTCTGCGGTTTCTGCGTCGTGCTCGATGGCGGCCGTTTCAATCAGCGACGGCTGGTTGTCTTCCACCGCGACACGCTGAGCGAGCAGCTGCGTAGCCAAGCCGCCGGAGATCTCTACGGTCTGTCCCTTGCGGTAGCCACGCCACGCGCGGGTGAACTTAATCTTGCGCATCAGCCCACACTCCATGCAGATTCTGGCGGTTTACCCGTGTTCGTGAACTCGGTAGTCCACTGAAAAACAGGGGCGGTAAGGTTCTTGCCGGGCCACGTCACCACGTACTCGCCGTGGCCTAAAACGACACGCGGCGAGACAAAGACGCGGTTGCCGCTGTCTCGCCAGGTTTTCCAAAACGCAATGTCAGAATCAATTCTGCCGTCACCCCACCCGCCTTGCGGGTCTGGCTTGCTCCAGAACCACGGCTTCTTTGTGCGCTTGAGAGCCGCTGTGCTGATGACGGTGCAGCCAAAGTGCGCCGTATCCACTTCCTGCACAGGCTCCGCGAACCATTCCTTTGGCACCTGTGTGTGCCCATCATCTGGCGGACTGTCCAGCGTGCCCTTGAGCGTCAGCATGGGGCGGCCGTCTTCACGCTTGGTCTGCATGCCAGTGATGGCGTCGCACTGAAACGTCATCGCCATGGCGAACAGCTGCTCAACGTCCTGCTTGGTGAAAAAGGTGTCGTAGTCGATGGCCAGCAGGTACTCGCACGAGTCGATGAACTGCTCCATCACGCGGGTGTTTACCTGATCCCAGAACGCACCCGTGCCCATCGTGGGGCGAATGCCAAGCGGCATCAGGGCCTGGGCCCAGGCGAAGTGGTTGGACGTGAACGAGAGCCGTGGCATGGAGAGCACGGCCTCCACCCTGATGTCAACTTCGGTGCCACCGACTTTGACTAGCATGCGTGCCTCAAGAAAGAGAGCGGGCGGCCCCGTTGTGGAAGCCGCCCGCTCAAGATTGCACACTCGTCAAGCCGTCAGGCTCACGCACCCACGAGGCCGATGATCGGGCCAGCGACGGTGTCGGTGCCCAGGTTCGCGTGCGTGATGGCAACGCGAGCCACTGCCCGAATCACGGTCTGATCGCTCAGGAAGTTCACCTGATCGCTGCTGGCGATCTCGATGGCCTGGCGGATGCCGTAGTAGGAACTGTTGGCCATGTTGCCGTACAGCGCCATGATGGCACCCGTCGAGTCCGCACCGGCCGGCAGGCGGTCGGTGAGAACCACCGGCGAACCCAGGAAGGTCGGGCCCATGCCAGCAGCCAGACCAACCGAGCCGCCCTGAGCAAGGTCAAGGTTCTGCATACAGGTCGAGAAGAAGAACGGCGAGCAGAACCACTTGGCACCCGCACGCGAGTGCTGCGGAACCCTGGCCATCATGGCCAGCAGGTTGGCCTTGGTCACTTCGTCAGGCGTGTCACCGGCCGCCGTCACGAGCGAGGCGGCATAGGTGGCAGCAGACGCCGCCAGCAGGCCACCCGTGTAGGTCGTGACGAGCCCGGCAACCGCTGGAGCGTTGCTCGGGTTGCCGCTCCACGCAGCCTCTTCCACGGCGTTGGAGAGCGTCAGAGCCAGCTCAGCAGCGATCCAGTCGGCAATCGACACGATCGAGTCCTGCAGGAGCTCGCTCGCAATCGTCACCGCGCCCGTGACCTTCTTCGCAGTCAGAGTGACCTGATTGGAAGTGGGGTCGCTGGCAGTGATGGCAGCGTTCTCATTGATCCAGTACGCAGTCGCACCGGCCGTCCGCCGCGGGAACAGCAGCACGTCGCTCGGCATCACCACGTTGGTGGCGTTCTGAGCAAAGGCCGAGTACTGATCCACCAGTCGGATCACGGTCGAGGAGAGCACATCAGGCACGAAAGCCGCACCAGTGGTACTGCCGGTCGAGCCCTGGGCACGAGCCTCAACGCCGTGGTCTTGGCACCACCGCTTCGCGTCAGCGTCGCCGCTCTTGGCCTTGAACCACATGCCCGCCGAGTAGGCGTCCTTGGCGTTCTCAAACGCACGGAGCCGGCCCGAGAACGGCACCGCCTCGACGCGGACCTTCTCGCTACGCTCTTCGGTCACTTCGGGAGCCGGCGTGCAGCGGTCAACAACGCTGCGGAGATTCTTGGCCGACTCGGCCACCGACTTCTCAAAGTCGATCCGCTTGGCCAGCTTGCCGGCCTCGGTGTTCATCGCCTCGAGCTCAAGATCGCGCTCGGCAATCTTGTCGGCATCGGTGCTCTCGATCGCACGCACGGCGTCGATACGGTTGGCGAGGTTAACGGCCTCGTCCTGCAGCTTCTTGAGGTTGTCCACGTGGTATATCTCCGCCGGCGGTATTGCCGATGGATTCCACTGTGCCTCTAGCGTGCCGGCCTCTTGCAGAACCTGACTTCCGAATGTGTTGTTTTTACAAACACGACAGCACGAGCGCCGCAGCGAGGGCAACGCAAATACTGTTGACGCTCTTCGCCACACGGGCGAGAGGAACGGCACCGCAACTTTTCGCCGCAGGTGCAGCGGGCCTCAGACATTCTTGAGCCTTAAGGTGGCAGCCCAGGCGGCGGCGACGCCCCGCAAGGCCGAACGCGAACTAACCGCCCGAACTGCCGGCTCTTCGGCGGACTGCGATGCAATCCATGCCTCGTAGGAACGCATGGCGACGCTGGCAGACGTTGACGGGTACGCAGGCGTGAGCACTGGGCCAACGTCGTACAGGCCGCTCACCTCGCGGATCTGGCGGATTGCTTGGCCACCGTCGCCAGTGCGGAACGCTTCCCCGTCTTTGCCAACCGTGAACGCGAATGAACTGCCAGCCACGTCCTTGCGGGCGATGAGCTCAAGCACGTCGGCACGACTCACGGGTGGAGTGACCACGTACCGCAGCCCCTTGCTGTCGCTGCTCAGTTCCAGCGTGCCGCTCGAAGTGCGACCGAGCACGATGTTGCTGTCATGGTTGAACAGGGCCACAACGTCCTGCTTGCCACGCTGCCGGCTCAGCACCTTGTCAAAAGCACCCGGCAGGATTTCTTCCTTGAACCCGCCCAGGTCAAGGCTCATGCGGTTGTAGACGGCGGCGTAGCCGATGATGGCTGCC